GACTTGAAGAATTTGCTGCAAATGTTACTTCTATCCTTGCTAACTTTATAGAAGGATTTGGCCGCAGTATTGACTCAATTGTCAACACATTAAACAAAGCAATGGATGGTCTAAAAAGATTAATTGCCGCGGTTAGTAATATTCCATTCTCAGGATTTGATGCTCAATTCTTAGAAGCAGGGCAGTCAGTTACAGACTTCAAAGAACAATTACAAAAAGACATAGATGAAGCACAACAGAAATTTGACGAATTTGGATTTGGGTTAGCAGGTCAAGGGTTATATATGGAACTTGAACGCCTTAAAGATATAATGAAATCTGTTGTAGATGATGAGTTGATCTTGCTTGAAGCAACCAAAACTACATTTACAGGTGCAAGTGATGCTGTTAGTCCATTTGTTGAAAGTTTAAGAGAATCAGCTGAAGAACTAAGAGAACAAGCTGCCGCTGCCGCTGATGGTTCAGGTGAGTTAAAAGATTATAATCAGCACATAATTGACTATACGAATGCACAAGTAGAAGCCAATAGAATTGCTGCTGAAGCAAAAAATATACAAGATGCCTTAACTCAAAGTGTAGCAGCATACAATGAAGCAGCAACAAAGCGTCAATCAGCTGCTGACACAAGTGCAGAACTTAGCCAATTTGAAGGTATACAAAGAACACTTGAAGAAATCAGACTTGAAGAAAATCGCCTTGCAGAAGCAGCAAGAGAACGTATTCAAGAACAGTTTAAGAATGCTGATCCTGCGATACTTGCACAACAACTTGCTGGCATTGAAGCTGTTAAGAACGCAACAATAACAGCACGTCAAGAAGCAGCAAGAGTTATTGAATCCAACGCCGCACGTAGGAAAAAAGAAGACGAAGACGCAGCCAAAGGTCCGCAAACATTTGCAGAAGGATGGAAAGACGCATTTGACAGCTACTATGAAAATGCAAACGATGCGGCCCAAAGGGCACAAGACTCGTTCAAAACAGCAACAAAAGGTATGGAAGATGCTATTGTTGACTTTGTTAAAACAGGCAAACTTAACTTTAGAGATCTTATCAGTGACATACTTGAACAGAGTCTACGTGCTAATTTAAGACAAATATTCTCAGGCATACTAAATCCAAGTTCAGGCTCAGGAGGAGGTATTCAAGACATATTTGGCGGCTTCTTTGCAAAAGGTGGATACTTACCAGCAGGGCAGTTTGGTGTTGTAGGAGAGCGTGGTCCTGAAATAATAAATGGCCCAGCTAACATTACACCGTTATCAATGGGCTCAGGTGGCAGCAATGTAACCTACAACATAAGCGCAGTAGATGCAATGAGCTTCAAACAAATGATTGCAAGAGACCCGCAATTTATACACGCAGTGGCAACAAAAGGTTCGCAGGGCATACCTGTAAGGAGATAGATAGATGAGCTTCCAATGGATAGTAAACAATGCTGAAAGTATAAGCATTGACAGATTAAAAACAGTAGCAACTACTGAATCAAGAGAAGGCATACCAAGAGCAGTTAGCAGAGGTACGCCAACAAAAAGAATAACAGTTCGTTTACCAGATGGATTGCCGTGGGCTGAATATGTTAGTGACATAGAAGATGCTGAAGCATTAGACAAAGTTACAACTGCAACAATTACAATACCATATGCTAAGTTCCCATGGTACTATAACAATGTTGATCCTGGTACTGACGATAGTTTTACAGTGTTATGTGTAAACTTCCCACAGTGGACTATAGTTGCTCGTAACCAAGTTGGTTGGAGCGGAGCGTTTGTGTTTGTGGAGACAAGCTAATGCCAGACTTAACATCATATCAAAGCGTACACACAAGTCTATTTGTTAGATTACAAATAGACGAATATCGCACAACATCAGGCGGTGCATACAGTCAACAAGTATTACGTTTTTCTGATCACTTTGAAAATTATACTTACAATACAGAGTTATATCAAAACGTAGGTAACTTCTTAAGTATTAGTGCAAGCAAAAGTGAACTAAGAGCAAGTAACAATGAAGTAAGTGTAACACTTAGTGGCATACCAGACGCAAGCATTGCAGAAATTATACACAGTAAAATAAAAGGAGCACCGATTGACATCTATCGTGGCTTCTTTGACACAAGTACAGAAGCACTTATTGGTAGTTTATATGGCAGATTTAGAGGTTATGTAAACAATTATAGTTTAGAAGAAGATTATGATGTAGACTCAAGATCAGCTACTAACCTTATCATACTTGAATGTGCAAGCACCAGTAGTGTATTTGACAACAAAGTAGTTGGACGTAGAACCAATCCACAAAGCAATAAATTGTATTATCCAAATGATACAAGTATGGATAGAGTACCTAACCTACAAGATCAGACATTTAACTTTGGAGCGCCATCATGAGTTTTATAGACAGCATAGTAGGTTTCGGTAAACAAGCACTCGGATTTGTTAAATCACCAACATTAGGTGGCAGTCTTGCAAGAAGTGCAATACTTGGATTATTGTTGAACCAAGTACAAAAGAGTGCTAACAAGTCAAATGACGAGCCAGTAGATCCAGGCGTAAAAGAAACAGTATCTATCAACACAGAAAATAGTATACCTGTACTATACGGCGACGGATTTACAAGCGGAATAATAACAGATGCCAAATTAGACAACAACAATCGTGATATGTGGTATTGTGTTACACTTAGTGAAAAAACAGGCACAATACTAAGCACAAGCACAGACAGCACTATAACACTAAAAGAAATATACCGTAATGGAAGAAGATTAGAATTAGGACAAGATGGTATAACTGTAGACAGAGCCTTCACCGATGACGGAGATATTACTGACAACTATAGTGGTCTGATTAAGGTATACTATTTTAACAACGGAAGTACCAATCCAGCAACAGTCTTTAATGAGATTAACGCTAATACTTCAAACGCTTATGATATTATGCCTCACTGGAGCAGCACCGATACAATGAATAACTTGGCATTTGTTATTATCAAATTAACATATAATACCGAAAAGAAAGTTACTACGTTTGGTGATTGGACATTTAGAGTATCTAATGACTTGTACAAAAGCGGTGATGTGCTGTATGATTATATGACAAACAACCAATATGGTGCAGGTATACCAGTAGCGGAGATTAACGTAACATGATAAGTTTAACAGATTTAAATACACCAACTACACTAAGTTTTACAGACAACAGACCATATGGTATTGTTACAAACATCAATTATGGTAAAACTGTTACACAACAGTTTACTTCTAATACGTTCACTATAATAAACACAGCAATAATAGAAGAAATTATTGGTGGTGCAAGTGCAAATGTAAGATTTGAAATTAACACAGCTGATCCAACTATTTTACCTTCTATCTCAGGATTTCCGCCAGGCGTAACACTTCTAACAGTTGGTACAAAAAGCACATTTTCTGGTATCGATAGCATCAGTGATTATAATATTGTTAAGGCAGCACATTTAACAATACCAACTGAATATTTTGGTTCTTTTAGTTATAGTGTTGCAATAATTTGGAATACGCCTACAGGTGCTAACAATAGAATAAGTTGGCAAGTAAATGCCTTCAAAGCAGAAGTTGCTTTGAATAGTTCGTTTAGTATATCCTGTCAACCAAACGCAAATTTTGTAGCTAAAGATATTGATTTAGAATTTGGATTTAATATGTTTGATCCTGTGTTTAATGAAACAGTATGGGACGTCATAGATAGTTTTGATTGGGCAGTGACTGACACTACAATAGATGTAAGTCCAACACCACAAGTATTAGACGTCCCATTTGGACTTACATATTGGTGTGTTACAGTTGAGTCAAGCGAAGAAAATAAATTATCTAATATCACAAGTACAACTGAAGCAGCCGGATTAATTAGTTCAAGTTTTAGTAGTGGTGTGTATACTATAGTTGGTAGCAGAGCAGATATCAATACTACTCTTACTGGTTTAAGAATTACAATAGACGGTAGTGCTACAAAAGGTGATTTTAATCTAACTTATAAGGCATTTACAAGTAATGACACAAACACAGTACCCGGTATTGATCAATTCCAATATACATTGTTCCAAGTTGCAAATAACACTGATGCTGACATTTTAACGCCACCGACTTCAGGTACAGTAACTTTTGATCCAGACGTTAATTTTGATATAAACAATTTGTTTACCGTCGTAGACGGATTAAATGATGGTACCGGAACGTATACACTAACTATAACACCTGATACAGATTCAGTACGTTATATCTATGGTGTAAGTATTGTAGAAACTTCTTGGAATGGTACTGTTTACACTGCCTCAGGTACAAGAGATGAAATTAATAATGTGTTGAGTAACACTTATATTGACCCTAATGACGATCCCAGCGGCTTTGATGCAACTTTTGCAGTTGAAAATCCTGACGAAATTGTTGGAACACATGATGTTACATTTGCTGTAGGCACAACAGCAGCTGATACAAATGGTAATTTTTCTTTAGAAAGAGAATATAGCACAACTCTTCCAAAAATATTATTTAATGGCGATGAACCAGAAATTACAGATTTAGATCAAGACCATTTTTATCCAGAAGGTACTGAATCCTTTTTTATGTTTATTAAAGATTGGACTAAAGGCACACGAAATGTAGCTACCCTTTCTGAAGGTATTACTTCAGACGAATTTGATTGGACAGGTATTACACTTGACACCGATACTCCATATACATTTACACCAGGTAGGTCACTTCAATTCAATGAATCCTTTATAACTGTTGCACCAGACAGCACAATTGATCTAAGTGGAAATTTTACAATTGATTTTTGGGTTAAAATAACAGATGTAACTGGTGGAGCAGAAAAAATAATTGACACAAGGAGTGAAGGAACATCAGTTGCTAACAGTTTGTTTATTGATTTCTCAGATAGTAAATTAAGAATATTTATTGATAACACTGATCAAGCAGATTATAGTGTCAGTAGCAATACCTGGTATTTTATAACAGTACACAGAAAAGGCAGCAGAATAGAAGCTTATGTAGGTGATACACTTGTATTTTCTTATTTACAATCAACTGTTAAGGATTATAGTCTTACTACTGATTTCTATATTGGTGCTAATGGAGAAGATCAATCTAATCACAGATTGACTGGATTTATAGATGATTTTAGAATTAGAAATGGAAGTTTTTCTACACCAACTATACCTACTATTAGGCCAATTGACGATGATGATACTGTATTATTACTATATTTTGATGTTGATGTTCCTACATTGAGAGATAGAGAATTTGATTATACTGTTACACTCGATAGTGACGGTGGCCCAGGATTCTCAACCAGTGAATTCGGAACTTATTCAACACCTAAGACATTTGCCGCTGCAACGAAAACTGTTATCAATGAAACATTATTGCCAGGCATATATGTAGATGATGATCCGTCGGATGGCGGTCCGTATACTGTAACGGTCAGTATACAAAAAGAAGGATTTGATGCTATAATTTTTACGGATACATTTTCGTTAGTAAGAATTAGTTAATTAAGGTAGAAAGATGACAAATACAAGAGAAATAAACGGATTTATAGATACAAACAATAGTGTAAGAGACAACTTAGACCGTATAGCTAATGCAAGTGGTGTGTTTATAACCTGGGATCAAGAAGCAGGCAATTGGAGTTTTATAGCCAATGACACAGGATCCAGTGTAAAAAGTTTTACGGATAACAATATACTTGGCAGCGTAAATGTTTCGGGCAGTTCAATTAACGAACTCTACAATACAGCGATTGTAAACTTTCCAAACAAAGATTTACGAAAAACTGTAGATACTGTTACAGTAGCAGTAGCAGAAGCAGATAGATATCCACAAGAGCTTGATAACATACTAAACATCAATATCAATTGCATTAACGATCCAATACAAGCACAGTATATTGCAAGTCGTGAATTAAAACAAAGTCGTGTTGATAAAATTGTACAATTTAGAACTGACTATACAGCTAACGGACTAAAAGCAGGTGACCTAATTGATTTAACAATTGACTATTATGATTTTAGTAGCAAAGTGTTTAGAATTATATCAATTGACGAAGAAGACGGTGACAATGGTAGTTTAATTTACGGCATAAGTGCTCTTGAATATGATGCAGACGTTTACAGCACTGCTGGCCTTGAACGTGAATATAGATCTAAACAAACAGACATTACACCAGAAGAATTAAACACAGAAAAAGATCGCATTGATGACCAAGATACTGGTAAGGATATATTTAGGTTATTAGCAGGCAACTTAGCCACAAGTCTACTAAAAAATGTATTAGGACTGGATGAAGAAACAGGCGAATTAACCAACGATCTATCTTTCCAAGACCCAAGTCTACAAAGTTATATGGAAAACTTTAAGAAGCCAGCTGTAACTGTTGGAGGCAATGAAAAGGCTTGTGAAAATACAACTGTAACAGTTACATTTGAATATGATACTGATGATTGCTCAAGTTGTTTCTTTGATGCACCAAATGTTGAGTATGATTATACAATTACAGGCATTGATGCTTCGGAGACTACTATACCATTAACAGGCACTGTAGCCAGTACAGGCGGCAGTGGTAGTTTAGATATACCTATAGGAGAGTTAGACGGAGAAGATAAAACAATGACTGTTACTATAGGTGGTGAAAGTCAAGTAGTTGAATTAGCTTACGACAGAGGCTTTAGTTTTGCTTTTAGTACAGATGCTACAGATGATACAATTACAGAAGGTGACAGTGTTGAAATTACAATTACAGGAACAGATGTAGAAGACGGTAGTTATGCCTATAGTATCACAGGCGCAAGGACAGATGTTGTTACTACAGCACTAACCGGCAATGTTACAATGTCAAGTAATTCAGGTAGTATCACAATCGCTACAGACGATGACAGTACATTTACTGGTGGCGGAACAATTACGTTTGCTATTGATACAGCCAATGTTCATACTTGTAGTATCAGTGGCGGCACTATTGATATCACTATTGAAGATAATGAAACTGATGAACCAGGAACACCAGGTGCAACTGATTTTGTATGTAAAACAGCTACAATACCATTAGTATATTGTGGCACATTTGATGGTGAAACACAATACCTTAAGAGTCTTACAATAGTAAAATCTATAACAGTGCAGAAAGTTGATTCAGGAGGTGTTGAAGTACCTGCAACAGTAAGTGTATCTAATCCAGGTACAGCAACAGCAGCAATTAACATTGACAGTACCGTTAGAGTAGATACAACAGCCGGACAAGCAGGCTTTGATGCAGATGTTATTACAAGTTTTAACTCGCCGCCAAATGGAGGTGATACTACTATCACAGGTACAACTTCAACAGTAAAAGGATACTAATCTTTTTATACCTTTTTTTGACGTTTTTTGACGTTTGAAGATAAATAACTATAGCAGACATAAAAACATAGAGTTGTCTGTTATTACAAAAATTGCAGACAACTTAACAGGAGAATTAAAATGAGTGCAGCAAGTGACTATTTAGAAGACGCCCTTCTTGACCACGTATTGGGCGGAACAACATACACACAACCAACTAACGTATACTTAGGCCTATGGACAGCAGACGACGGCTTAGAAGCAGGAACACAAACTTCAGAAGTTGCTGGTAACGGATATAGCCGTGTAGCGATTTCGTTCGGTGCAGCAAGTGACGGAGATGCAGCAAACGATACAGCAATCACATTCGCAGCAGCTTCAGGCGGTGCTTGGGGAACAATTACTCACGTAGCGGTAATGGATGCAGACGAGTCAGGAAACGTATTGTTCCATGGCGCAGTTACAACATCTAAAACTATTGCAGATGGAGATCAATTCAGTATTGCTATTGGTAACCTTACAATTAGTTTAGCATAATATAAGGGGGCTTAGACCCCCACACTAATTTAAGGAGACAATGAATGGCAACAATAGTAACAAGGAGTGGTAAAGGTTCAGCTCTCACACATGCTGAGGGTGATGCAAACTTTACTAACCTTAACACAGACAAGATTGAAAATGTTGTAGAAGATGAATCACCACAACTTGGTGGCAATCTATCGTTGAACTCAAATGAAATTAATGGATCAGGTAATATTGACATCACAGGTAGCGTAGTTGCTCAAAGTGTTGTCAATGCACAAACAGGCACAACTTATACAACAGTGCTTACAGATGCATCAAAACTTGTAACATTAAGCAATGGTTCAGCGATAACACTTACTATACCGGCAAACTCAAGTGTGGCATACGCAGTAGGAACAAAAATTGATTTAGCACAAATAGGTGCAGGTCAAGTTACTGTTGCAGGTGCAGGTGGGGTAACAGTAAATGCAACACCAAGTCTTGCGTTTAGAGCACAATATTCAGCAGCAACTTGCATAAAAACAGCCACAGACACATGGTTGTTGGTAGGCGATTTAGCAGCTGGCGAATAAGGAGCTGTTATGATAACTGGTTTAGGTTTAGGTATAACAGCTTCTGCTAACTTTACAACAGCAGTAGCAGAAGAACGAACTGCTATTACACTTACCAATGTAGGAACACAATTTAGTGGTGGTGCGTATTTCGGAACACATTCAGCTGAATTTAACAGAACACAAAGTGATTATTTGATCTTAGAAGGCAACAACGAAAGCGTTGATTTCTCAGGTGACTTTACAATTGAAGCGTTTGTATTTCCAACAAATACATCTACCAACAACAAACTATTTGATTTGCGTGGAATACACAGCAGCCACACAGGTGGCGGCGATGGCACAGTTGCATTAGGATCAACACTGTTGATAGACAACAACTCAGGTAGTTTCCGTTGTTTTATTGACGGTGCAGACAGAGCAACACTAACAAGTGGCGAATTTACTATCAACACTTGGAGTCACGTAGCAGTGCAAAGACAGTCAGGCACTATCAATGCTTGGGTAGATGGCGTAAGAGCTGTAGACCGGACAGCATCAGATGATTATTCCGCAGTGTTTAGTAAGAATATGCCAATTGGCATGGGTGCAAGTTCCGGCAGTCTTGCTCAACAGTATGGTGGACGGTTTGATGAAATAAGGATATCTACAGTTGCAAGATATACCAATGGATCAACTATTACAGTTCCAACATCAGCATTTGAAAATGACTCAGACACATATTGCTTGTTCCACTTAGATAATAACTTTACGGACGATATATCATGACGTATGAATTTACTACACTACAAGGTGAAACATGCCGTTTTACATTAGACAGAGATCAGCTTATAAGTTATAGTGTTGACCCAGATGTAGAACACCCAATGGAAGAAATTATAAGATTGTTAGAAATTGACAATGATCAATTCGACCATGCAACAGTTACAAAGGTTGACTAATGGCTATATTTGAAGACGAACTGTATTTTGAAGAAGGTTATATAGATGACAACTATCTTATAACAATAAAACCTACAGGCGTCTTCTTAGGGCCATACTTTAAGTTAGACGAAGGCGATTACATTGATGTTGATTACTTTAAGGATCAGTCATCAATATTTACAATTAGTGCAACACCAGTAACTTCTGTAATTGTAGAGTTTGAAGCAGCATTTAGTTCAGCATTCACACAAGAAGCTGATGGCAACAGAGTACAATTCAGCAGTGCAGAATTTGCAAGTGCATTCACCCAAGAAGCTACAGCACTAAAAACACAGTTTGGTTCAGTAGAAGTAAACAGTGCATTCACACAAGAAGTAGATGGTACACTTACTCAACTTGGTAGTGCAGAACTAAGTTCACAGTTTACATTAGAAGCAACTGGCAAACGTACACAGTTTGGTGCAGTAGAATTAAGCAGTGCATTCACACAAGAATCTACAGCTACACTTACACAATTTAGTAGTGCTGAATTTAGTACAGCATTCAGTCAAAGTGTAGAAGCTACAAAAACCTTACTTGCTCAAGCAGAATTTGCAAGTGCCTTTGCTCAAGAAGCAACTGCCAGTGCCACACTTGACTTTGGTGTAGAATTATCAAGTGAATTTACACAGTCATCTACAGTAACAAGAACACAGTTTGCAGAAACAACATTTGATGCAATAGCTACACAACTTGCCGTTGCAGCAAGGGTTGCAGACTTCTTTGTTGATATGGCAACAGCAGCCACACTTGAAGCAACAGGTGAGCTATCACTAAGTGGCGTAGCAAACTTAGAAAGTGCTGCAAACATATCTACAACTGCTACAAAAACACTGCAATTTGCAAGTCAATTAGACAGTGTTGCAAGCATCTCAGCAACAGGCTTTACCGGACAACTTGGTAACGCTACATTAAATGTGTCAACTGAACTATCAGCTGTCAACTTTAAGATTGTTGGGTTTGACACAGAGTTTTCGTCAATAACCAGTGTACTGTTAGGCACACCACTTATAGTTAAACCGTTTGCAGCAAACCTTGAAAATACCGCAACACTTGAATCTGTGATTACGAAAACAGTATTCGGTGACGTTGCCATAGACGGTGTATTTAACGCCACTGCAACAGCTGATAAAACAGTTGGATTTGTAGGTGATCTTGACAGTGCATTTGCAATATCAACCACACTAACAAACAACATACAAGGTGCAAGTGCGCTGAACAGCATTGCATCACTTACTGCAATTGGTAGAATACTACAGCTGAATGAAGTTGTATATATTATACCAACAGAGAACAGAACATTTGCAGTCACAACAGAAAACAGAGGGTACACTGTACCATTTGAAACAAGAACATACGCAATTGAGGATGAAGTATAATGGCTATCAACAGAACAGGATTTCTTCAAACCAACACAGGTTTAGAAATTGACAAAGACACAGAAGCACAACTAACATACACTTTTGATTGGAGCCAATGGTTACCGTCAGGTGATGGAGTAAGCACCATAGACTATAGTGTGGCAGCACGTAGAAATGACCCTACACCAGTTGTTATAGAAACATCAGGAGTAGATGGTGACAACACCTATGTAGAACTAAGTGGCGGACAAGCCAACAAAGTTTACATTGTAACAGCAAAAGTTACCACAAGCAATGGACTAATTGACAGACGTAATTTTAGATTAAATGTGTTGGCAAGAGGTGCCTGAGGTGGCTAATCAAGAAGTAAGAATTGTTGTGCTTGAAAAGGCATACGAAAACCTCGATCGTCGCATGGACAAGATTGATGACAAATTAGATGATCTGCAAGAACAAGTCAAAAACTCCAACAACAGTATGATGAAAGTAGTTATAGCCAGTGCTGGTACTATTGTTGGTAGTGTGTTGAGTGTTCTTGTGGTAATGATGGTGCAAAACGTATGATATTTGATGACTTAATAAAAGAAAATGGTGGTGAACTTGTAGAATGCTTTGATGGCATGGTACGCATAAAATCATGGCATCAAACTTGTGACACTTGCCAAGCCCAAGTAGTTGATCGCAGAGTAGACATAAAATTAGGTGCAGACTGTTGGAAAAAGTGTTCAGCATGTAAAATGATCTACAATCCAGAAACACAAAAGTATGATCTAAAAAACGTAATAAGTCTACGTGAACTAACAAACAAAAAAAATTAAAAAAAGAGCCAAAAAGAGGTTGTTTTCTGGTGGTTTTTGTGTTATTATATAAATACTAATGTAATAAAAAAGAAGTAGGCGTATGAAAAAACTAACACAACAACAGCACCAACAAAACCAATTGAACACAGCGAAAAACCGTGAGCAAGAACAGTTGGTTGGCTATTGGGCTAAGTCAAAAGGATTTAGCAAACAACAGTTAGATAAAAGTACCGCTGACATCGAACTATTACAAGCTGTACGGTTGGCAACAAACATTGTTAAAAATGTGCCAAAACAGCACCGAGAAGTATATAGAGATTGTAATGATCTATTAGGCAGATACCGCAGAGGCCATAAAGTCAGCAACAAGTTGATGCAACTTGTATTCAGGCACACACAAAGAATATCAAGACAACAGGCAAAAAAAGCGAGAAAAGCAACTCGTTAAACCAGTGCTCTAAAACCCAGGTTGTAATATGTCGGCTAATGACCCTGGTGCAGTAATTTGTTATTGATACAGCAGATTAAATTGTAGGGCCGTAGATTTGCTCACCCAGTTCAAGGGCGACTTACTGGGCAGAGTTGGGAGTGTTCAATACATCCGTCTCCCTTTAATCTGTATCAATCGTTTGCGATTTTCCAAGCGAAACGGCTATAGTAACACAGTATAAAACAAACTGAGCAAGACTCTATGTTCTTTTTTTTTGTATTTGTTGTTACTATAGCCGTCGTATGACTTCTTTTCCAAGTTAATAATAATTATTATATCAATTAATTCATACGATTAGTTTGAGCGATAGCGTATATGAGTTACGAAAGTAACGAATAAGACTAACGCAGTTAGGCTTTGATCAAAGAGAAAATAATTAGATCACATCAGTTAGGTATAAATATACATATGAAACAAGAGAAATCAAAAACAGGACCAAAACCCAAAGAGATGATTGAAGGTACAATCGTGGGTTTACCTGTTGGTAGAAACAAAACAGTAATTCCACCAGATCAAGTAGAAGAACTTGCTGCATTGGGATGTAGAGATATAGAAATAGCCAAGTTCTTTGGACTTAGTGAATCAACACTACGCTACAACTTCCAAGACTATTTGGACTTAGGTAGAGAACATCTAAAGATAAAATTGCGTAGAGCATTGTTACAAAATGCCTGCACCAATATGAATGCGGCTGTACAGATATTCCTTGCTAAGAACATACTTGGCATGTCAGATCAACAAACAGATGCAGAGTCAAATCAACCATTGCCTTGGAATGAATCAGAAGAAATTGAAATCACAGAATTAGAAGATGAACCAGTCAAAGACATTGATGAATGATCTGGGTGATTAATCTGTTTGTGGTCACAGTAATTTTATTCCTTGTTTTGGTATAACAGTTAACCAAAATAGATTGACATTGTGACCTATAGACTGTATATTAGTAGTATAGTAAGTAACATAGGAACAACACAATGACACAACAATTTACACCAGGTGACCGAGTTTGGTTTGGATCAAGAATATTTAACACAGCTCCAGGTCGAGCAACTTTTTTGTTTGATCAACAAACAGGCCAAGTGACTAATGCCACAACAGACGCAGTAGATGTAATATCTGACAACGGCACCTCTTATCGTTATACACTACGCAAGAACGGTGACTATGTTCCACAAGGACAATCAGTTGATCCAAAAGGCCGCAACACACTTAATTTAGAGTTAGTGTAAAGAACTTTACCAAAACTGTTGACAGTCACTGTGAATGACTGTATATTAGTATAGTAAGTTAGGAGAAACACAATGACACAACCCATATTCAAAATTACAGTTTATGACACAGACGATGCTATCGATTATGAAGTAGAAGGCAATCAAACAGCAATTGACGCAGAAGTTGACATGCTTGACCCAAGTGTAGAATACTCAATTGAACACTTAAATTATTCAATTGAACATGCGGTGGCAGCATAATGAAAGTAGCAACAGCCGCAGAAATGCGAGAACTTATAAATTTAGATCTATTGCATCGTGTGAGCCAAGGTGATCGATGGGACACCTATGCTGGACACCCAGCAGGACGCCGCATACGTTGGCGCACAGATACAGATGATTATGCAAGTGTGATTGGTCCAAGTGCACCAAAAGTTTTTGCTTGGATTCAAAATGAATTACACACAGGCAATGACTAAAGAACTTTACCAAAAAGTTTGACCATTACCTCTAACAGTGTTATACTATACACATAACTTAGGCAAAAAGGCACTACACAATGACACAAGAATTACTTAGACTTACAGTATATGACGCAGACTACAACATTGAATACACAGTTGATGGTTATCAGTCTGAGATTGATCAAGAATTAGATATGCTTGATCCTTCAGTAGAATACAACTTAGAAACTTCACCTTGGAATGCTACAGTCCAAAGTGCCAAAGCACTCAGTGAAGCAAGTGTAGACTTCAATAAGGAGACAGAGTAATG